CTTGGATGATCGGCTCCAGTGGCGGCACAGGGCCGTCGCAATATCCGTACTACATCTTCGACTCGAACGCCGAGCTGGGAGGTGTGCCTTCCACACTCGCATTCGCCGGCACCGGCAACGAGAACGTCTACCCGTCCTACGCGTTCCCCTACAAGCAGCGTCTCGTGCTCGCCAACTTCGGCAAGGGCTACGAGAACACCATCGTCTTCACCGACAACTACACCGCCGACGTGGTGGGCAACAGCGTGCTCGCCTCCAACGGGCGCGCCATCTCCTTGGTGGCTGGCGCTGATGGTGACGAGATTGTCGGCGGCATCGAGGTGATGCTCACCAACGTCGGCTCACCTGCCGAGTCGGGCCTGCTCATCCTGCGCCGCTATGGCAACCCATTCCTGCTGACTGGGGACATGGACCAGACCACGGGAGGCACCAGCACCCTCACCATCCAGCGCATCTCGGTCAACTGCGGCTGCGCCGGCCAGTACACCGTAGCTCGCACGCCGGTCGGCATCATCTGGGCAGGCGTGGACGACGTGTGGTGCTTCGCTGCTGGCGTGCTGCCGCATCGCATCGGGCAGAAGATCCAACCAGCGTTGAAGGTGACCCCCACGTCTCTCCAGTACCGCTGGAGCGCGGCCTACTTCGACGGGTTCTACCGGCTTGCAGTGTGGGGCGCCGGACAGGGGATGACGGACACCGACGCGCCGGGAGATCAGTGGTGGCTGGACCTGCGCGAGGGGCTGCCACAGGACTGGCGCGAGGCGCGCTGGTGGGGTCCTCAGCAGTTCCTAGGAGGTGCCTCTGCTGGAGTAGCGCCGACTCCTCGCACCTGGGCGATGGTAGCTGAGAACCGTGCTGGTATGGATGCCCGGCTGTTCTATCTCGACCGGGTGGAGATGGCAGCTGGACTGTTTGGGCCCGCCGTAGGTGAATACGGTACCAACACCAGAGACACGACAGCCAACGCTGCATATATCACCGATGCTGCTTACGTTGACCCCGAAATCACGGCCGAGCTGATCACCAAGGAGTACGCCCTCGCCCCCGCGCGCGACCAGATCAATGACGGCATCCTCTTCTCCCTGCGCCCCTCCAACGACCTCACCGTCTCCGCCGATTTCGTGATTGACGACGGCGATCAGGTCATCTCGCGCACCAAGCGGCTCGGCGCCGCGGACCCCTTCCGGTTGGACTCCAGCACGCTGGATACCACGGGCAACACGGTCACCGGGCGCGCCATCAAGACCGCCATCTACCCGGCCACGCGGCGCGCCGGACAGACCCACCGCTTCCGCATCTACGACACGGCCGGCTACACCATCATCACGGGCGTCAACGACCTGTTCATCTTTGGCGCGAACGCCTACAACGTCACGCCGAGCCAGTACATCGCTACGGTGCCGCAAGGCACGTACACCCTATCCACCCTCTTCACTGCGCTTGCCGCCGCACTCGCCTACGACTCCGCGGGCACCAGCCACGGCAGTGTGCAGTCGGCGCTCAACGCCTTCGGCTGCCAGGTCTCTCTGGCGTCGGGTGTGCTCAGCTTTGACGACCTGCTGGACCCGGGCCAGTCCAACTTCGTCATCAACTTCGACGCCAACACCAACGTGGTGAATGCTTACGCCACGGCGGCACAGCTCACCGCGTGCCGGCGCTTGCTGGGCGGCATCTACGGTTTTGAAACGACACTCACGGTAGTGCAGACTGGCGACGGCACCGCGGCGCCTGCGGTCAGCGCCTCAGGTACGGCCCAGTTCAAGAAGGGCATCTCCGACTGGGAGATCTACGGCATCGCAGCTAACATGGAAGTGCTCCCGAGGACCCCATGAGGATCTCGAACCCATGATGAAGAAGGCAACCACTCTCGAAGTCATCCTCGGCATCGTGCTCATCGCGTTGTCGTCCCTGTTCCTGTGCATCCCCAAGCAGGCGCTCGCGTCGCCGCTGTCCATGCTCCGAGCCATGAGCGTCGGAGCCCTGCATGTCTGGGGCACTGGGGACGTGCTGCGCGCCACCGACCTCAATGGCAACTTCACCTTCCTCAACACCACCAAGGTGGGCGGCGGCGTCACCCTCACCAACACCGACGTGGCGAGCAACGCGGCCATCGCCCACAGCAAGCTGGCCACTCCGGCGCTGGTCCCGAAGGCGTGGGGCTACGTCGGCTCGGCCGCGTGCGGCGCCACTCCCTGCACCGTGGCCGACTCCAGCCAGGTGTCCGCCATCGCCCGTACGGGTGCCGGGGTGTACACGGTGACGCTCAGCTACACGCCGGCCAACGCCAACTTCCTGGCCATCCCCGGCTCGGGCACGGTCAACGTGCACTGCGTCACCAACGGGCTCGCCACCGCGGCTCCGCAGATCACCATCCGCTGCTACACCGACACCACAGGCGCCGCCACGGATGCGGCCTTCTCGGTGCTGGTGATGGACTCCTGATATGGCTGGCGGAATCGACCAGATTGACCCTGGCGCTTGGTGGGACCCACGCAACTGGAGCGCTGGAGGCCAGAAGGTCTTCGGCGCCGGCCCTACTGGGGCATCCTCCACGCCCCGCAGCGGCGCGAAGGATCCGCTCGCGCGCAGTACGCCACGGGCGACGATGGGCCCATCGGACATCCGCTCCTCCACCAGCGAGGCGACCGACAAGGACAAGAACGACGCGCTCATGGCGCAGCTCCAGAAGTTCTTTGACGAGATGAACATGCCATGGGACCCGGAAGCGCCGGAGAACAAGCTCCTCCTCAACTCCATCCGGGCCGGAACGCTCCAGGACGCCAACAACCAGGGCCTCTTTGGTCCCTACTCCAACAACCTGGCTGAGCAGGCGATGTTCAAGGCCCAGGCACCGCTGGCGATGCAGAAGAAGGGCATGGCGATGAACGCGCTGGGGATGGTGACGGGCCAGGCCAACAACCAGCGCGACTTCAACTACGACGTGTCCAAGGACAAGTACACGAACGCGATGGACCTGTGGAAGTGGAAGCAGGGCCAAAACCAGGGCTTCGGCGGGCTGATTGGCGGCGGGTTGGGCGCCCTGGGCGGGTTCGCGCTGGGGGGCCCTGCCGGCGGCGCCGCAGGATGGCAGCTCGGCTCTGGCATCGGCTCCCAGATCGGCGGCTCCGGCGCCCCTCCTCCAACGTTCAAGCCTGGAGGCGGCTACTGATGGCCCTCCCGCGTCTCGACTACCAGCAGCCTGACTACCTCAGCCAGATCGGCCAGGGCGTCGGCGCTGCTGCCAAGGTGGCTGAGGGGTTGAGCCCTGCGCATCCGCTCATCGTCAGCGCCTTGCGCCGCATCTACGCGGGCGAGGATCCCAGCCGCGTCTCGGCCGAGACCAAGCTCGCCTTGCAGCGCCAGGGCTCGGGAGCACCAGCATCGCAGCCCTCAGCGGCATCCCAGACGATGGAGCCCTACCCGGCTCCCGCCGCACCGCGCCGGCTCCGGGGCCGCGTACAGGACATCACCAACCAGCCCGACGACGTGAGCGCTCTCGACCCTGGAGAGGGCGCCGGCATGCGCGGCTCGATGCGCTCCTCGATGGGGGGTGCGCCGCCATCTTCCGAGTCACTAGGCCTGGCCCCGATGGAGGAGACTGTGGTGGGCCGCGCGCCGCCGCCCCCCCAGCGCGGCTCCATGCCCCTGATGAGCGACCCGGCGACGGGCGGCGACTTCTACTCCCAGGCCCAGCCCCCCATCCTCAACAAGGACCTGCCGATGCTGATGCAGGGTGCGGGGATGGTGCAGAAGGACCGCAGGGGCGACCTGGGCGAGCTGAACTACCTGCTCAACGTGGATCGCTTGGCCGAGACGACGCGTAACCGGCTCGGGATGCAGCCCGGCCGCGACGCTCGTACCGAGGCGACGCGCGCCACCACAGCCAACATGCCGTTCATGGATGAGCAGAAGCGGTCCAATACCGCAGCCCGTTGGGCTCAAGTAGGCGTCAACCAGGGCAATCTCGGCACACGACGTGTGGAGAACTACCTGAAGGGCGCCGGCCCATCGCTGGAGGTGACCTCGGGATTGGGGGGCCTGATCCAGCAAGGCATGGCCAATCCAGAAATCATGGGCACCCAGGCCGACTACACGCAGCGGCGCATTGCTGAGGTGGTGAGCAACCTGCCTCTGTTCGGGCGCTTCGCAGAGTCGGCCATCAAGACGGGCGCGGACGAGGCTCTGTCCTTCTCTCAGCGCGAGTTCAAGCGCCAGCTCACCGCGGAGCTGTCCACGTTCATCCACTCGCGCTACGGATCGGCGCTGAGCAGTCACGAGCTGGCACAGGCCAACATCATCGCGGGGGGCCAGCTCTCGCTCGCGGATACCATTGCAGGCGCGCAAATCGTCTACTACATCGCTCGGCGCAAGGCGCAGATGTACGAGCGCGCGTATCCGGAAGCGGCGCAGCAGGTAGGTCAGCCAGGCACCGGCCCGGACATTCCTACTGGCTACCCGTCCAACAGCCCCAGCTCCATTTTCCCGGGCGAGGGAGATCAGTAATGGGCGGCTCCGGCATCCGCATCGGCTCCGAAGGGAGT